TTGAATCGCCTGATACGCAAACGCGCGTTTCGAGGAGCACCCTTGAGCATCTCCTTCAACCGCTTTTCGTCCTTCTCGAGCAACTCTGCGACGAGTTCTTTCAGCTCAGCGATTTCCTTGACAAGTTCATCTATTGCTGGGAGTTCCTTCAGTTCCATCACCATATCGGGGACGTCGATAGTGAGACCTTCCATATCTTTAAGCAGTTGCTTAGCAACGATATTGGAAAACTCTTTCAGAACATCTGGATCCAGAACAAAAGTAGTTTCACCATCTTCTTCCTCTTTGGCGAACTCCTTCAGAAGAACAGCGTCAGGAATATCGTCAAGCTCCTTCAGCCGCTCATCACTGACATCTTCCAGTCGAGCATCAATCAACTCTTCATCAATGCCAGCTTTGAGCAGTTTTTCTTTCAACTGCTCTTTCGTCATATTGCTCTCCTTATCTTCTTTTGTTGAATATCTGAATGCGGCTGCTGCTGTCCATGGAACTGCCGGGACGTCAGTTACAGTGACATCAAACGTTCTGGCCTTCATAAATTTCACGTCTTTGAGCACTCGTTTATAACCCAGGTGAACACTCTTACAAGAGGGACACCTGAATCCAGCAACCATGTGCTTTAGACTGATCATAAGACCATTGCCACACTCTGGACAAACTCCAGAAGCCTCATAGACACGGAAACCTCTGGAAACCTTCCACTTACCAGTGTTATCAAAAAGCATCTTTTCACAAATGGATATCGAGAACGGATCATCGTAAGATGTGCCCTCATCCACTGCAAAGATGCCAACACGGTACATTTTCTCGACTCTACCTATACCAAAATATCTCTTATGAAACACACGATATTCGGGATAGTCTTTCAATAACTCGGCTTGCGCTATGTCGTAGTCGATGGCATCTGTGGTGAATGTTTCATCTTCTCTATCTTTAATCGCAGCAGTTGAAACAGTAACTATATGATATCGGCCATCCTCTTTCAGCGTAACCTCTGTGTGAGAGATTTCCTTCTTTTCACTCTTTCGCTTTACCCAACTGCCGTCTTTAACGACATAAGATTTCTTAAATTTGGCAATGGCTACTGCCCATGGACTATCTACACCTGTTATGCTATCAGCCCAACTAGCGATGATGTTGGCCTGAGCTAACGTAAGTGGTACACCACTAACTTTCTTTATGTTTGCTTCTTCCAAACTACTATATGGCACAACTTCCTCCTACAATATATACCTATTGGAAATGTAATCTATATACCACCTATAGTTTCTGGAACATATGTCCCCTCAGGGACTACAAACATCTCCGTATGACCATTTCTAGGAACACAATCCTCACAGTGCTCTGCTGGATTCAACTTCCAAATGGCTGTAACTTCTAACGATCCATCTGGCTGTGTCCCAGTGACTTCTAGTATCCACTCACAATGGCAACGATTTAGGCAGCGCGTACTGCCATCTCGAGGTAACCATGGCAACAAGGCAGGAATCTCATACGTCCCGCCAATTATTGGCCCTGCTTGGATAAGTACAGTACTGCCTCCCGCACCTTCTCCATACAAACGCGCACGCGCTTGCATTGCTTTGAGGGATATATTATCTCTATTCTCAGCAATAAACTCTGCAAAGCCTTTGAGATATTGATACTGCTCCCTGAGAGGAGTTCCCAAACGTCCCCATTGGGCAAAGGACATTTCATCCCATCCACCACCGCCTATAGCAGCAGCAGATGTATGAACATTGCGAATGAGACTTTTCATATCTTCTTGCCATTGACCAATGGAAATCCCACCAGAGTACATACGTTCGGTGAGAGCATCAGATTGGTCAAAGAATATTCCGATACGAATTTTGATGAGATTGGTAGCAGATTGATCATCTATTGGGAGTTGCTTCTCAACGATCTGGACTAGCAACTTCGCCCTCCGGAAGATATTGACTCAGTACAGGATGGCTTGCCCAAAGTTCTAGTTCTTGTTCTATCGCCGACCGTGTAACACTTGCTCCTTTGATAGATTCTTTTTCTGGGATTGGCTTACCACGAATATTACGTACTGGTTCTTCCTCATCATTTTCCTGTTTGAGAAACTCGGTGGCGGCATCGGTTTGCTCCCATCCATTCCCACCACGTTGTATCCTCAGAAGGGACTTCTCCTCAACAGATTCGGCGTATGGAATACCATCCAGATATTCAGCCATGTCAGAATCGTTAGCATACACTTCTACACCAAATGATTGAAGCTTATACGTTGGTAATGGTTTTTGTTTTAGAACTCCTTCATTCCATTCTATTATGATGACGTCATCGTGAGTCCAATACTTCTCTTCCATACCCATATCGTCAGCGATAATACGGTCATCCCTAACCATCCAATCTGGAACGACTCCCTTATCGGCAAGTAGTCTCATCAATTCGTCTTTGGATAAAATCTCTTCAGCAGCACCACCAGCAGTCGTCAATGGAAGATATGCTTCTACCCAAGCTTTGGCAACCATAGCTGCCTCCATATCTTCTTCAATATCTTGGGTATCATATTTGAATTCTACGCCATCGGGAAGCTCCCCGTTGATAGCACGCTCTGTAGTGGTAATGTATTCTCCTGGTCCCTTGCCTCTTGCCTTCATGTGCTGGACTTCTGTTTCAGCAGCAGTGCCTAAAGCTCCAGAGGATACGGGCCAAAACTCTCTAGCATCTACACCAAAACACAAGGCAAGAGTATTGACATATTGATTAACAACCACTTTACGGTCGAACGATTCCGGAACTTGAGAGAAGCCAACGAAATTAACCTTTACGTCAGCATTAGGCTGGGAACCTATCAACCACAATACTTGTGGAAATGTTAGGGAGTTATCCTTCTTCCGTGCGCTCATCCACATAGCGAGAGCATCGTTGAATTCAGCCATCGTCAAACCAGTGACCGATGCAACTCCTTCAGGAGGAAGGTTGGATAATTTCTCTGAGTCGTAGTCGTGAAGACCCATGAGGAGTTTGGCTGCCTTTAGAGCACGCGATACAGCACAGAGGCCAATTCCTAGATACCTCTCCCTACCAGAAGGCATCGAGGCAAAATGGATATATTCTCCTGGCTTAAAACGTATGCTTTGCCCCGTCATCTCCGATAGATAGTGGACAGGCCGTTTAGAGTTCCCTGTCAAAGTACATTCTAGACAATCTATATAGCCTATATCATCCATCCTACCAACAACAGACCTACCACGTCTTGCGACTTCCCAAAACACTCCTCTATCAGTAGAATAGAAATCTTGTGCCGATTCACTGCTAAAGCCTCCCCAACCATAGCCATAGTTATATGCTGCTCCCGAAAGCATCTTGGCAGAATGCATGGCAAGATTACGACGACCAGTTATTTGCCACTTTAGAGAAACCATTTTGGCAGACATAGAATAGACAGCACCTGCAAGGATTGGTTCAGTCTTCCACACTCCAGCAAGTTTTTCATCTCTATCTATATCGCCATAGGCTGGGAATCTATCACCCTTCTCATAAAATGTCCTGATGAATCTAAAGTATGTGGCATAGGCTAAATCAGTTTTGGTCTTGTGAATGTCTAGACGACTACCATGCTTGGCAGGCATGGCTTTCTCTTCGATCCAGCCATCTATTTGCGTAGCTGTTGGTAATGTTCCATCAGCTATGGCTTCATCGAGTTGTTTTTCTATAACTTCAATATCAGTCATAAATCATCTCCATACATTACGAAAAATCATTTGGGTTGATATCGACAAACTCTTCACCTGCTATAGTATAAAACCACATTCTATCACCATATCTGCCAGGATACTTCTTATCGCTTGTCAGATATCCTTGTGACAATTGGCGTTCTGAAACATCACCAACAATGTTTCTAATGGTTTTAGCAGCCCTCGTTCCTGACTTTGGCTTGGCAAGTACAGACCCTCTAGGGCGAGGAGTCGGCTTTCCTCCAGATGGCTTCCAGACCGTTATTTCTGACGTACCATGATCGTATGTAACGAGAACTTTGTTCCCAGAAGGATTTTGCCCATAATAATCGTTAACATACTTTCCAGTAAATATCCTTGCGGACGATCTAATACTTGGATCATATCCTTCTGGGACAGAAACTGACCCACTTCCTACATCATATTCTAGAACGTACGACCAATCCGGATCGGTCAACACATCAGAGGAATTTTCAGCTACATCAGACGACACCCTAGCATCTCTATCATACAAAAGATCCTTGCCAAAATATTCTTTACCAGCATTTCTAGACGCTCTCTTTATTGCAGTTTTACCTTTTCCTTTCAGGAAAGAATGTGCTACATCGGAAATAGCATCAGCATTGACTCCAGATCCTCCTGCCCCAGGAAGGCTGCCACCTTTCTTTCCTGGTCTCCCACTATGCCCTTTGTGTCCAGAACCTGGTCCTCCTTTGAAATAAAGAATAAATCTCACAAGTCGTCTCCATTATCAAACATGTCAAAAGGATCGTAAGCTGGATCCATTTCCAATGTAACATGACAATTACAAGACAGAACGATTCCTTCTTCCTCTTGTTCTATTTTCATTAGATTCATAGCCTCTAAGAACACACATCTGGCTATAATTCCTAGAGCACAGGAAGAACACAAGTCATTTCTATTTAGGATTTGTTTTCCTTGTCTTATAGTTGGCATGAAGGAATCCCTTGCGACCTTTGGTCGCTCCTTGAATATAATACCCGTAAGGGTATTATATGAAAAGGTATTATAGATCGAGTCTATTGTATGTTTTAATTAACTCTTCTATATATATATAATATATACTAATATATAATAAGTTAATTAGACTTATTATCGCATTGCGAACTGCGAACTTCAATTGGGGAAAGTTGAATCAAATCTTCTCTTTTATGACTTCTAGAATGTGTTCCAGATCATCTTCTGGAAGAGACAGGACAATATTATGACCGAATTGAATCATTCCTCCTTCACTATCACTATCTTCTCTACCTATAAACGCAATGGCAGACAAGTTTAGTGGAATATCGAGTAAAGGCAACCAGACCCATTCACTGGTATGTTTATAGATAGGAAGAATATCATCTTCTTCGGAGGTCTCATCGCCGAGGGTTATCCTATCACCAGACGGTAAAGTGAAACTCCATCCATTATCTGTTCTAGTGCATGTGCCATAGTATGCATCTTCTGGAGATAGCGCGTATCCTAATTCACGCACAAAGATGTTACCGTTCCAGACATATCCAAAACCGCGTTGTGGGACATATAAGCCTTCTCCTGTGGAACCATAATCCTCTCCGTCCCAGGCTTCCTGATATTCGCTCCATATATTATCATAGGTCATTGCTAGCACTGTATGGGGAGCACACCAGATCATATATCCAAATTGCATCGGCAGATATGCCATTTGCTGAGCCCCAGTTAGAAAGGATTTGACTCTATCTATAAAGCTTCTCTCGTACATCGTTCCTCCTTCAAATTATATTAGTTTCACCCATCCTTCTGCAGATGTCGGGTCCTCGGATGTAACACTTTCCATCAGTGCAGTGGTGCCAGGAATCGTACCAAAGATTACGAATTCTCCTTCATTCAGACAACCAAAACCTGTCTTAGCCGTGCCAAGAATATTGCGCACTGGAACGGACATGGTGGTTATGCCAGCATAGATATCACTACCTTGAAATCCGCCAGCCACACCTTTAGATATGCTCCAGGACTCCATAGCATTACCCTTGTAGTCAACTGTTTTACCAGTTCTGAATCCTAGATCAGTATCGCCAAGACTCATTCCTCTGAAAAGTTGAATAGTATCATTTGGGCCATAGCCTGATTTACGGAGTTCATCTTGTGTATAATCGTACATAGATCGTACAATGGCACGCTCTTTATCACGAGAGAAGAGAGATTTACTACCAGGACCACTTTGTTGTAAACTATGTTGGTGTTCGAATATTGCCTGCGCTTTTCGCATATCTGCAGTTTTACTTTGCAAGGAAATTGCTTTGCCAACATCCCCTCTTTGTGTTGCTTCTATAATCTTAACTTCCATCGCGCCTATCTCTGATTTCATACGTACCAGTTCTTTGTAAGGTTGTATCTTCCCCTGCTGCCAATCAGACATTTTCAGTCCAAATTCCTCCGATACGGCCTCTTGTAACGATAGGGAGCGCATATCATCATCGTTAGATGATGCAGCCCACGTTCTCAGAGCCGAATTGACTTCCTCTTCAGTGAGTCCAGAACGTTTGGCTAATTCAGTTACGATTTCGGATTTGAGTTTGGCTCTATCTCCTGCCACTGGTTCATCCCACGTCCCTGCGATCCATTCAGCGCCTGCTTCCTCTAGTGCTTCATTGAGGAAATCGGACGCACTAGTAGTGGCAACATCTTGCGCAGGATATTTCTTCCATCCAACATCAGGAGCAGAGCCAGGAGAGAAGCCGGTGCCGGGAAGACTACCACCACGTTTACCTGGTCTACCAGAGTGACCTCTATGACCAGATCCTGGTCCACCTTTGAGGACGATAGCACCACTTCTATAGTTTCTAGCCAATGCCTTGGCAGATGCGTCATTCCTTTTTGATTTGCCTGCAATATTGAGCCATTCAGAATTGGCAATATCGGTTACGACAATGCTATTCGGCATATACACTTATCCCTTCAGATGACCTTAAAACAACTACCTCATCTTGTGCCAAAGAGCCAAATCCAGTATGCGGAATGCTCAACAAATCCTTCGCCAAGAAATCTCTAGAAAGTACATAACCTTTGCCTGTTACACCAATGCCTGCTGCAGTCCCTTGTTCATCCCTTGCATATCTTCTAGCAACACTTTTGCTAAATGTCCACGCTTCCATAGGATTTCCCTTATAAGAAGTGTTTCCACTAGAAACCCTACCACTACTGTCTATATATCCTCTATGTAACGTTATTTTATCATCGGGGCCAATCCCGCGACTGCGCAGCCAGCCTTGTGTATCTTCATACATCGTTCTCAGGACTTTTCGCTCTTGTGTCCTCGGCAATAGAGGAATATTCTTCGATAGAGGCAAAGATATTCCTTCTGGAGTCCAGACAGGTCTGCCACTTCTGACATAATCTATCTGTTGTTGTTGAAATCTACTAACTTTAGTGCCAAATTCTTCAGCAGCAGCTTCCTGTAGCGATAAGCCAGCCATAACTCTACCATTTGTAGTATAAGACCATTGATCCAAGACTCTGGCAACATCTTCTTCTGCTGCACCAGATTTATCGGATATAGACGATATGGCTCTCTCATTAGCAGGAACCTTCCCAAACCAACCTTCCCTATCACTTGCTGTATAATCAGCTTTCGAGAAAGCACTTTCAAACACATCATTAGATGTTGGCTCTAATATCTTTGGTTGGTTTGGTACAGGTATTGGGTTAGGCTTTCCTCCTATCACTTGCCCATGAACCTTTCCATCTTCTGATAAGAACACAGTATCTAATCTACGGCCTCCTTCATGTTCTAGCTTTGTAAACTTCTTACCGTCAATCTCTACAGTGCCAGCACGGGTGTATCCTTCTGATCCTTTTCCAAAGTCGAGTGCTATTCCACCACCCACTCCAGGTAAACTCCCACCACGTTTACCTGGTATCCCTCTATGGCCACGGTGTCCAGAACCTGGGCCTCCTTTAAGATGAGTAATACGAACGATGTCCTTCCTCTTTGGTTTCGGTTCTTGTTTCACAAGATCCCCAACATTCCAAACGAATTTGCTATTGGACATCCGTTAAAACCTCCAAAGTAACATGGTTGTACTTCCCCTGCTTACTTATAGACTTTACTAGGAACCTAGTGCCTCTGGCCAAAAGGATCTCTTGTTCTACCTTTTTCTTGGACAGATAATGCGCCGCAATGCCTTGCACACTACTCCTCGTTCTCTTTGGCAACTTAATGGTAGCTCTTGTAGGCAGTCTACTCAACTCTTTATACATATAAGCTGAACTCTTTGTCGTAGATACAAACGCATCATCTTGATAGATATCCCCGACCACCATTCCTAACTCTTCAGGAGAGGACCCTAATGCACGATACAACGTTGCATTCGTAATTGGCGGAGCTGACAACATAACCTGATCCAATTCAGCTACTATACCTAATGTTTCATCGGTTGCTTCAGTGCCCTTTCGTAGATGCTTGTTAACTTCTTTATACCCACTTGCTGTATAGTTTACCACAGCCTCTCTTTGACTTTCAGGCAATGCTCCTACATAGTCTCTTGGCGACAAGGTGCTTCTACCCACACCTGATACAGAGCCTCCTCTCTTTCCTGGTCTACCAGAATGACCTCTATGACCACTACCTGGGCCACCCTTTAGTCTCAGAGATAATTCTTTTGTTGTGCTTATTATATCTTCTAGCAAAATCTGAAGCGATTTCGCATCTTTGAACGATTCCCTCCTAATGTTAATTCCAGCTCTTTTGAGAAATTCATCATGTTCTCTGTACGATGACCAACCACCGCTATGGTGTGGAAATTCTATATCCTTCGGGAATCTTGCTATCAGTATACTTTTGTCTTTTCCTCCAATTATTGCGGATGTACGATATCCTCGTTCCCTGATAGCAGCCAAGTCTTCTACTGAAAAGACAGAATCGCCAATAGGATGATTATGGATATAGTGACTTCCTCTACCTGCCTCCCAGTGTTCTTCTGGTGCACGGTGTAATCTTTTGGCCATTTCAATAGCAGACCTTTTCACAACACCTTCATTACTACCAGGATGTTGTCTAAGAAACGATTCTGCGATATAATCAATACTATCTTTCTCTCCTTGATAACTTTGGCCAGACAATGAAACCTCAAAATCTCCTAGCATACCTTTTGCCACATGTGGCAGAGATAGAAATCCTCCACCAACACCTGGCAAGGATCCTCCTCTCTTACCAGGAATGCCTCTATGGCCACGGTGTCCAGAACCTGGACCACCCTTCTCTTCGATTGCCAGTATGCCGACTAGACCTCGGACGACTCCCTTCACCCTATCATCCTCTCCAACCATTCTCGTACATCATCGTGGATGATAATCTTGTCTTTGTTCTTCCTATACCAATCATATACATTTCCGCCATAGGTTTTACCTGCACCAACCCAATCGGCAAGCATCTCCTTGCAATACTTCAGCGGCATATCTAACGCAACGATAGAGTCAACTCCTTGTACCAATAGATAATACTGCCAATGATGTTTATTGCAGCGGAAATGATGCGTGAGTGCTGTTCCTAGAGATATGTATAGGCTATCGTTTGCCTTCTTTCGTGTCCCATCAGAGTCATACAATGTATGCGTATACTTTATCATTTCTGAAGGCAAAAACTTTGTCCAGTCATGTAACAAACCAAGCAAAGGTATACCAAGGGAACAACACTCTATGAACACAAACCATTTGTGAACCATTATATTCTTGATATAGGATATATATCTCTTCATCTCTCTTCAAAATCCTCTCAAAGTATACGACTTTTCGGTTTTTAGGGTTTTCGTAGAGAACGCCTAACTAACCTATGTATAGAAATTTATGTCAAAATAGAATCTACTGGAATCAAATAAAATTTTATGTGGAAATTACGGGAACCGAAAAATTACTGGTAAATCTACTGACTGTCAACCAAAATCAAAAATCTTTCAACATTTGCTTACGCATCATAATCCTATCTCTTCTTTTTCATCAAAACACCACTCCACCACCAGTAGAAGTCGGCCAGAAGGCAAGACACACAGCATCTCCATAATCAGTGCTTCTACCAAGTCTGGTAGCAATAGACTTCTTCCCCTCTAATGCTATCATAGCATTACGCTTCATCTCCCAACGAGGAGTGACCAGATCAGCTTCTAATCCTTGATGAGGAGGAAGGGCAATCCCATCCCCAACATCTGGGTCTAACATCTCTCGTAGATTCCACCACATAGCACTTCTGACGTTTACAAAGCCGAGTTCTCCAGATCTATCCTTACGGTAAGTTTTAGACGAAACTGTAATAGGACGCAAGTTAGGGACGCCATCCTCGCGCAACATATCGTAAACAGAAGCCCCAAGTCCACCATCCATCTCGATATGTATAAAACGACGATAAGAGGAAGCTTTGGCAAGTCGAGTCACATGCCCTGCCGTAGAAGTGGTCGGAAGTTTTGAAAAGACACTAATAGTAGAGATAACCGACGCGTCCCTGGCAGCCAGCACGGTCAAATCCTCGCCAGCCCTTGCCACATCGACACCAAGAGTTCTCTTCCCCGATTGAGAGGGACGACCCTTCATATCCCATTCCTTCCATCTCTCTTGTGCTTTCCTCACCCACGATAGAGGAATGATTCCATCCTCACTATTATCGGCGAACTCTCCTAACACTCTGTTCTGATATATAGATGAATCCTCTCCCCATTGCTTCTTCCTACGCTCTGCCCATATAGGAGAGATTCTACCACCTGCTATACCTTCCTCTAATGTAACATGCCTCACTAACCAATCCTCATAGCCTGGCTTCTTCATATGTATATCGTAGAATCTACCAGCTGGGTCACCAGGTGTACTAATAGCAAAGGATTTGAGGTCAGCATCATCCAAGTCTTCATTAGCAAAGGCTCCCTCAGCAGCATCCCATGTGGCCACTGGTATAGTCTTTGCCTCGTCAAATACGTAAACCATTCGGCTAGCGTGGGCTCCTTCTATTAGAGCATGGTTGTCAGATGCTAGGGCGAATGCCTCTATTGGGCCATTGTCTGACATTAGCTTTATAGCGGTGCCAAAGGGAGTCATCTCTGTCCTGGGATCGTAGGG